GAACAGCGAGCCAAGGTTATGGGTAAATCAAAAGTCGCTGCAATTTTTAAGAAAGGTAAAGATGCTATCAGAAGAACTAATAATAATAAATAAACTAAAAAAAATACTCAGCGCGACTGTTCAACAAATCGGAGACACTATGTTGACTGGTGGGGTTGACAGTATGGAAAAATACAAGTATATGCTAGGTCAGGCACATGCCTACCAATTAATAAATCAGGAAATCTCTAACCTGCTAAAAAAAGATGAAAAGGAGCAAAATGACGGAAACGTTATCGACATCAAAGGAAGTACCAAAAACTAGACTAGCTCTAGAAGAAAAATACAAAAACGAAAAACAAGAACCACACGCAAAAAGATTAGATCCCGACAATATAAAAGAGATGGTAAGTCAATTACCAGAACCAGTCGGTTATAGGATTTTAGTTTTACCTTTTACACCAAAAGAGAAAACTAAAGGAGGAATTTTATTCTCTCAAGAACAATTAGATAAAGCAAGAATAGCCACAACATGTGGTTATGTTTTAAAAATGGGAGATCTTGCATACAAGGATCAACAAAAATTTGGAAAGCCTTGGTGCAAAATAGGAGATTGGGTAATGTTTGCTAGATATGCTGGTGC